GTTGGTTGTTTTATACTTGCAATGTTTTATAAATAGGTATTAGATTAGATATTCATTAATTACTTCCTTGAAAGCCCCGCAAATAGAGATTGGGAGAACTCTAGCGGGGCTTTTTCTATTGCGGGTATTCTTGCGGATACCCCCAGTTTATCGGGGGTTTAACCCTAGTTTACATCTTGATTACTTTAGGGTGTTAGGCGGTGCAAACTAAGGGTTTTTAAGGTTCGTATTGTTCGCAATGGGGCTAAAGGATATGGCTAGAATTATTTAGAAACTAGTTAGAGTATCCGCCCTAAATACCTTAGAGTTAATAAAAAATGTCATTAAGTTTTATATGCGTGGGCGGGTGTTAGGTATCTTCCCTAATTTCTTTAAGGGGTATTGTTTGGGGTGTGCCCTTTTTATCTAGTATGATTACTAGTTGCGATAAGTGTAATTATCGGAAAGCTTGAAGACCTTTTTTAAAACTCGGGAACTGTAATTATCGTAACAGTAAACCATATATAGCCACATATAGCCATATGTAATGTTATGATATAATGGCGGAATATATAGATTTATTAGGGGGGCACGGGAGGGACAGTAGGGGGTACTAGGTACACTATATACAAAGTGGGTATAATTTTATAGAATTTACCCTGTAAACCAGTAAACGCTTGACCCTGCGGGAACCCTTATAGGTCTTACCCTATGTAGTAGATGTAGTTCCCCGGGTAGGGGGTAAGTCTATTATACACCCGTGTGCAGATTTGTCAAGTAAAAAATATTATTTTTATTTTATTTAAAGAAAAAGCTTGACAACTAGCTGATATTGGATATAATAGATAAGGTAAGTACAAAGCAAGCACATACTCCACCACTTTAAATACAGTAAAAACAAAAGGGAGACATGGTGCAAATCTGTACTACACAAATATTCTTATGAATCTACTACCTCAAAAACCCAAGCAAAAAAAAGAACTAACAGAAAAGCAAGAAGCTTTCGTTGATGCCCTAATAGATAACGGGGGAAGTGTACCTCAAGCTATGAAGACAGCAGGGTATGAACCAACATCACGCTCTTGGTTAGTTAATTCAGTTTCTAATGAGATAGTAGAACGAACACAGAACTATTTAGCGACATACGGAATGAAAGCCGCTAACAACTTAGTTACTGCTTTAGACGAAGACGGAACAACCCCCAAGGGTGAACTACGATTAAAGGCGGCGGAAAGCCTTCTTAATAGAATAGGAATAGGTTCAAGAGAAACAGTAGACCACAACGTGACAGCAATTCATGGTGTGGTTTTACTACCTAATAAAGAACAAGAAAAAATTATAAATTAATAAAGGGAGAATACATTAAAATGGATATAGCAACATTAGCAGGGCAATTAGGTATTCAACTTACTGCTGAAGCTGTAACTACTATTATCAATAGATTAGATAAAAAGAAAGACACTAAAAAAGTAACGGACAATGATAAAGTAGAAGAAATAAAAAAGTTTGCTAATAAGCCTAACATGGCAGATGTAGCAGGTGGTGTTAAAATGAATAAAGCTAGAAGTAAATCTGGTAAAGACATGATTAAAACAACAACTCTAGGAAAAAAAGGAAAACAGGGCTACTCTAAAGGTGGTTCCGTAAAAACCTACGCAAAAGGGGGCGGTGTAAGAACTGCTAATAACAGCGAATAGATATAATGGATGAAAACAACCAAAAAGAACAGGCATTAAACTCCTTAAAAAATTTAATTAAAGATAAAGCTGAAGACACAACAGTAATTAAAAAAGCAAAAAGTGTTGTAAAAAAACATCCTGTTTTAGCAACTACTGTTAGTTCAATAGTAAAACAAGAATTAGGTGGTTCAATTAATATTGGGAAAAATAAAAAAATACAATTTCAATATGACCCAAAAAATAAAAAAACAAGTTTAGGTTTTAGTATGTCTTTTAATAAAGGTGGCTCTATAAAATCCTACGCAAAAGGCGGCGGAGTACGAAAAGCGAAGATGACAGCAGGATATTAGATATGGGATTAATACTAAGATTAATACTAGCAGGAGCGTCTCGTACTAGTATAATAGCTAAACATGGTAAAAAAGCTTATGATGCAGCTAAAAACTTAATGAAAACAAAAGATAAAAGTATTTGGTCAAAGTTAAGTAAAAAAGATGCAGAAAAGTATATTTTAAAACCTATAAAAAAAGCTGAAAAAGTAAAACTTAAACCCGGTAAGCAAATTTTAAAAGATTTTGGAAAAGGAATTGCTGTAGGAACAACTGCTGCTAGTGTTAATAAAACAAGCCCACCATTTCGATACGCTAAAGGTGGAGGCGTAAGAAAACCTAAGTACTAATGAAAAGACCCCTAACAACAAGAAGTAATGACTTTAGAAACTGGGTACAGGATAAATACAAGAAAGACCCTAACTTATTAAAACCAATAGACTTACACAACAAATTTATAGTTTACCTAGCATGGACACAAGCACAACTACCCAAGAAACAAGAAAATCATCAACCATACCCTACGGATATAAATTAGATGACGACACCCATACGCTATTACCTATCGAGAAAGAGCTTGAGGCTTATACAAAAGCAAAAGTATATCTTCAGTCTTGCTCTTATAGGGAAGTTGCTAGTTGGCTCACTACCACAACAGGCAGAAAGATATCCCCACAAGGACTCAGAAAAAAAGTATTAGGAGAAAAGAATGGCTTATAGATTATCAAGTGACAGACAGCCGGGTATTAACACGGCTAATAAAAGAAAAATTAAAAAGAAGAAGAAAAAAATTAAATCAGCAGCAGAAATTGCGGCAGATGGTTTTATAAAAAAATTTCTTGCAGAAATAAAAAATAGGGATTTAAAAAATAAACCAAAAATAACGAAACCAGACATAAAGACAAGAAAAGATAGTGTTAAGTATTCTGGACAATCAAAAGGATATCCAAAAACTTTAGATGTAAGATATGCTAAAGATTTGGCGTTACAAAAAAAATTAAAGAAAAAAAATCAGTGAATGAAATACCTCCTCCAAAGCCTAAACGCCAATACAATTACAGTGTTGCTACAAAAGCTAGGAAATCAGCTCAAAAAAAGCTTAATCAAGCTAAAAGAACAGTTGCAACTAAAGTAAAGCAAGTAAAAGCACAAAAAGATAAGGTTAGATACATAGAATCTGGTCTAAAGAAGATAGAAGGAACTTTAACGGGTAAGAATCCTGCTGCTTTAACAGAAAATGACTTAAAAGTAGCACCTAAAGCAGTAAAAGAGCAAGTAGAACAAGAAAATATTATATTTAAGCCTAATGAGGGGCCACAAACAGACTTTTTAGCATCTCCAGAAAGAGATGTATTATATGGTGGAGCCGCTGGTGGTGGTAAATCCTACGCATTATTAGCTGATTTGCTTAGATATGCTCATTTAACTGACCATCGTGCCTTATTAATTAGAAGAACACTAGACGAACTAACAGAATTAATTGATAAAAGCAAGCAGTTATACCCGAAAGCGTTTCCGGGAGCAGTATTTAAAGAAGCCAAATCAATGTGGATATTCCCGAGTGGAGCAACTGCATGGTTTTCTTATCTAGATAGAGATAAAGATGTAACAAGGTATCAAGGTCAAGCATTTAATTGGATTGGTATAGACGAAATAACACATTATCCTACTCCTTATGTTTGGGAGTACTTACGTTCTCGATTAAGAACAACAAACCCAGAAATAGCACCTTATATGAGGTGTACAGCTAATCCGGGAGGTTTAGGTGGATGGTGGGTTAAAAAAATGTATATAGACCCCTCACCGCCCTATGAAGCGTTTGCAGCGGGTGATATAGACTCTGGCGAGGTTTTTAGATGGCCGGAAAAACATGATAAAGCAGGACAACCTCTTTTTCAACGAAAGTTTATTCCTGCTAGATTAACGGATAACCCATACTTAATGCTAGATGGTCAGTATGAAGCTATGCTTCGTTCACTACCAGATGTAGAAAGAAAACGGTTGCTAGATGGAGATTGGGAAGTTGCAGAAGGAGCTGCTTTTCCAGAGTTCTCAAAACATTTGCATGTTATAGAACCTTTTGAGGTTCCTATAGGATGGCAAAGATTTAGAGCGGCTGATTATGGTTATGCTTCTCCCTCTTGTGTATTATGGGGTACAATAGACTTCGATGGAAATATTTATATCTATCGTGAGTTATACTCAGCAGGCTATACAGGTGAAGCTTTAGCCGGTATGATACTAGAAATGGAAAGAAATGACCCTAGTATGTCTTTATGTATTTTAGATACAAGTTGTTGGAACAGAGTGGGTTTAGGCCCTAGTATAGCTGAAACAATGATAAGAAATGGTGTTCGTTGGTTACCTGCTGATAGAGATAGAATTTCTGGTAAAGTAGAAGTTCATAGAAGATTAGCAATAAACCCAATGACAGCAGAACCAAAATTAAAAATATTTAGTACTTGTACAAATTTAATTAGAACAATGTCAAGTATTCCTACATCAAAGATAAATCCAGAAGATGTAGATACAAAAGCAGACGACCATGCATACGATGCATTACGATATATGATTATGACGAGGCAGTCTAATCAACCAACACTAAACACAACATTAAACAGAATAAAGGATAGAGTTGCTTTTACACCTAGCGATGCAACATTTGGTTATTAAATATGGATGAAATAAAATTTGCTCAACTTTTAAGACAGGCTCAAATAGAAGTTATAGATACTTTTAATAAAAGTACATTAAAAAGAACTTTAACTAGTCCTGCAGCTTTAAAACATTTATCTTCATATAATAAAAATATGAAAAAGATATTAAATAATAAAAATTTAAGTCAAACACAATTTCTTGAGTTAAATAATATGGTTACTTCAATTAAAAAGGAGTATACTGATAGAGTTACAGAAAAAAATAAAATTAAAACAAGTGAAAAATCAAAACTATTTAGACAGCAAGTAAAAGACCAACTTAAAAAAGAAACACCAAAAGTTACTACTGTTAAACAAGATTTAAAAACGGATTTAAAAACTCAAAAAGTAACGGCAAAAATAAATCCTAATTTATCAGAATTATCAAGAAATTCATTAAGAGGATTACTTAATAATGCAGCAAAAGTAGCAGGAGTTGAACCCCCTCTTACATCAACAGTAACTTCTATGACACCTTATGACGCAGTAAAAGCACAAGGTAATAAAGTTAATTTTAATTTACGAGGCTATCAATTATTTGAAAATGCAGCTTACAATGCAAAAATACATGGAGTATCAAAAACTATTGAAGAATTAGACATAGGTGTTAAAGAGGGAAAAATTGATGCATCTGAAGCTGATAACATGAAAAAAACTTTTGCTAAAGAAAGTGTAAAATCTAAATTAAGTCAATTTGGAGAGCAAGGAGAAGTAAAACAATTTAATAGACCAGAATATCAAAAAGCTTTTAAAACATTTTTAAGAGGTTCCTATAATACATTTACAAAAATGGGTAAAGTAATAGGTAAAGTTGCACCTAAAGTATTTCTTCCCCTTCAAGTTATGGACATGAAAAAACAATATGATAATATAATGGAACAAAGTAAAAAACCAATTGAGCCTTTAACATATAAAACAGGAGGCAAAGTAAAAAGAAAACCTTATGCTATGGGGGGTAAAGTCTATAGCAATTCAACACGAAAACCAAAATTTAAATAAGGAGGCAATATGCCAGATAATAACTATAACTACGATGCAAGCTATATAATGAGTTCTGATAAAATTAAAGCTGATAGAGCTGATGCTCCATTAACTAGAATGAAACCAGATTTTAAAGAAGAAATAAAAGAAGGTGATGCAAATCCAATTATTCAAGCAATACCAACAGCTAAATCTGCACCATTAGATAGTTCAATTCTAAACGCAGACAAACAAAAAGCATACTAAAAACAAAAACAAAGATATATAATGGCACAAGAAGACGTAAATCAAAAAACTGATGCTACGTCTACTGTAGCGTCTGATGAAGTACCTTCATTAGTAGGATATATTGAATCAAAATATAATGATTCAAAAACATCTAGACAAACACATGAATCACGATGGCTTAGAGCTTACAAAAATTATCGTGGTGTGTATGATAGTACAACTCAGTTTAGAGACAGCGAAAAAAGTAGAGTCTTTATTAAAATAACAAAAACAAAAACTTTAGCCGCTTATGGTCAAATTGTTGATGTTTTATTTGCTAATAAAAGTTTTCCTATAACAGTAGAATCAACTCCTGTACCAGAAGGTGTTGCAAATTTAATGCACACTCCTGCACCGGGAGAAGAACAAATTAAATCACCTTATGGATTTGAAGGTGATGATAGTGAGTTACTACCCGGAATGACAGAAGCTACACCTAAAAATAAATTAGGTGGTTTAGCATCTGAATATGAAGGGATGACACTACTAGAAGGAAAAAGTAGACATGGTGGCCCTCAAATAAGTCCTGCTAAAGAAACAGCAAGACGCATGGAAAAATTAATGCATGACCAATTATTACAAAATAATGGGGTTAACGTATTACGTCATTCTATATTTGAATCTGTTTTACTAGGAACAGGAATTATAAAAGGCCCATTAGGGTATAATAAAACAATTCATAAATGGTCTAATGAAGAAGGTGAAAGAACTTATGAACCCTATGATAAACTTGTACCAAAAATAGAAGGAGTTTCATGTTGGGATTTTTTCCCAGACCCTGCAGCTACATCTTTAGATGATTGTGATTATGTAATTGAAAGACATAAATTTACACGCTCT